CCGAGAGGACTACCCGCCATACATCAAGACCGACTCTGACCACGATCCTGTGCCGACAGAGGAGGACACCAACAACAAGCCCAGCGATGGGCAGAGAGGAGGATGAGATGAAGTATAGGAGATACACATTCAGGAAGCTTCGGAGGCTCGCGGTGATCTGTCTGAAAAGGCTGGTCCCGTTCAAGGGGCGCGTCGGCTGGGAGTTCCAGGTTGGGGCGCTCGTCGTCCTCCTCTGGCACAAGGACGCACGTCGCCCCAATGGACAGTCCCGGCTTGCCCTGTGGCTCGACCCACACTGGCGTGATTTTAGGCTTATCCGTGGCTAGAGATTCCGGGGCAATTCCGCCCCAACCAACTGTCGATTAATCGACGGGAGGAGAGTGAGGATGAGAGATTCGATTGAAGCTCAACGCTGCAAGGACTGTGGCACTGAGTTCTATCTGTCGCCGGAAGAGGATGTCTGCATTGACTGCATCGTTGGCTCGATGACCGCTGAGTACAGCGGTGGGTACACCACCATCACGCTGAGCAACGACACCTGGAGGGCGGTCTGGAACTTCATTGTTTATGCGCTGGAGATAATCCAGATGAACAAGGGGCTCCACCACAACCTGCCGAGCTGGCACGAGCCAGACGAGGAGGAGATCAAAACGGTCAGCACCTTTCAAAGGGTGCTGACTTCAATGTTAACGAGGCCCATCACTGGGCAGAAAGGAGAGTGAGGTGAATACATACACAATCACCATGCTGGTCAGCAAGGAGGGCGGGACGCACACGGTCGGAGCTGTGCCCGAAAGGACAGTGATGGCTAGGAACTATGCGGAGGCGGTCGAGATGGTCTCGGAACTCGTCGAGAAGGATGGGTGGAAGGCTGAGAAGCCCCTCTTCGCCAGGAAACACAAGAAGGAGAGAAAGCATGAGTGAACACACACCAGGACCGTGGGAAGTCACCGACAGCCGACATGTCTCAACCGGAAAGACCCTCTACCTGTTTGAGAACAAGTCTGCCAAGGCCGGGGAGCTTCGCGCCAACGCCCGCCTCATAGCCGCTGCGCCTGAGACAAAGAGGCAGCGGGATGAATTGTTGGAGGCGCTTGAGTTTGTGCGGAGCGAACTGTCCAGCGAGTGTGGTGATCGTGGAGAGGAGCACGGCCTGAGGTCCGCCCTGATGGGCATAATCCGAGCGATTGACGAGGCAATCGCGAACGCAACCAAGGAGGAAGCATGAGCAAGGAAATCGTGAGCGTAAGCGAAACGATATACGGGTTCTCCCACTACTACACAGTCTTCTATGAGGACGGTAGCTGGGAGCACATCTTTTACTACAGGGCAGAGTTTGAGCCCTTTATTGAGGAAGGAAAGTGAAATGAAAGAAGGAAAGTATCTAACGACAAAGAGGCCTAGCGCCTTAGCTGATGACCATGTGTTCCCAGCCGACTGGCTGCCTGTAGCCAAGGCGATCCACAGGATTGCGGGCCACAAAGGAACACGCCCTTCGCTGCAGTACGCAGCAATTGAGTACCACGACGAGGTGTCGTTCTTGATTGGGACGGACGGTCACTGCGCCATTGTTGCGGAGTTGCCGCCAGTTGAGGGGCTGTCTGGGGAAGCCTTTGTCTCGGCAAACTCCCTAGCCTCATGGATTAAGGCAAAGGGAAAGGCGGCTGATGTCCTTGAGTGGGAGGAACCAGTGTTCCCAGATGTGCGGGCCCCCTTTCCAGGGAGCAGGGCAGCTCAGGACGAGGAGGATGTTGGGCTCAACATCGCACTCGTTCACCGGGTGATGACTGCAATTCGAGATGTTCGCGTGACAGGGAAGGGTTCGGAGAAGGCGTACCAACAGTCCGCCTGGAGAGTCTCCACGAAGTTCGACCCCATCCACTTGAGAGCTGAGGGCAGGACTCTGAATGGGTCAGAGGTTCTGCTTCAAGTGCTGATTATGCCGATGAGGCTCAGCTAACCGCCCAGAGATGGGCATGGAAGGAGAGAGGTATGGGAATGAGCGATCACATCAAGACGTTGCGGGGCCTTGAGGGAAGCATTCGCTCCCTGAGCGTCCATGTATGGGAGTTGTCTGTCGACGACCCGGAGACCGCAACCGTCGAGAGCGAGCGAGCCGAAAGGCTTCGCACGGCACTCGGTCCTGGCACTGAGAGGGATGAACTCGAGTTCATCCAATGCGCCCTATCCGGCTTGGCCTACTGGGTGGAAGCGAGAGTCAATAACAGGCTAACGGAAGGAGAGTGAGATGGAGAGTTACGGAGAGTTTAGACCGACGGCCTTTGACCCGAAAGGGCTGGGGCTTCAAGAGCAGCAGGATTGGATGGTGCTCCCCACGTACCAAACTCGCGACAGCGAGCATCTAACCAAGTCGAACTTTGAAGCTGCGCTGGAGATGCTTGGCGGCGAGGGAGACGACGTGGAAGTACATCGCTTCGGGCATTGGGGTCCTGGCTGGTTCGAGATCATCATCGTCCGACCGGGCACCGATGCGCTGGTCAAGGCCGAGGAGGTCGAGTCGTCGCTAGAGAACTACCCGGTGCTGGATGAAGAGGACTTCAGTCGTCGAGAGTACGAGGACCACAGCGAGTGGGTGTGTGAGGAATGCGCTCGAGTGGCGCGCAATAACGACGGCGAGGTGGCCGATGGCGTCGACCTGTTCGACATGGCGTTTGACATGGAGTGGCACTTCGGTGACAGCCAACCCACCGACGCCGAGATTTTGAGTGAGATGGTTCGCCGCGAATGGTTCGTAGCGGACGAAACCGTCGATTAGTCGACACTGGAAGGAGAGAGTGATGTTTAAGACCAAGAAAGAGCGAGTCGATCACTGGAACAACTACGGAAAGAAGCACCTCGTTGGAAGGACGATCAAGGGTGTGCGCTGGCTTTCGGAGGAAGAGAGCGCGGACATGGGCTGGTATAGCCGGCCAATCGTCATCCACCTGGACGACGGGAGCATGATCTTCCCATCGAAGGACGACGAGGGTAACGACGGAGGCGCCCTGTTCGGCCAAGGACCGGACGGCAAAGACCTGACCTTCCCCGTGAACGGAGGCTGACATGGTTACGTTCAACTTTTACACAGACCCTGGACATGGGTGGCTCGAGGTTCCCAAGAGCCTGCTTGCTGAGCTGAGAATCCAATGGGACATCTCGTCCTACTCGTACATGAAAGACCACCTCGCCTACCTTGAGGAGGACTCCGATGCGGGGAAGTTCTTCATGGCGTACAAGGCGAAGTACGGACGAAGCCCCTCCGTTGAGGAGCACTACAAGGAGTACACACCGATCCGAAACTACGAGCGCTACCAAGCTGGCAGTGGCGGAGGCGGAGATGAGACGGCGCACATCCGCGCATCAAAGGCCTAAGGGCCGGAAGGAGAGAGACGATGGGTTATCACATGTGCCAATGCAACTGCGACTTCTTTATGAAGAAGGAGGACAAGGCAACTGCGCTTAAGGCAATCCAGGCGCTCGACCCAGACAGTGGGCGTGGCGGCAGGTTTGAACCAGAGACCGGCAAGGTCAAGAGTTGGTTCTCTTGGATCGACACCGACGAATACAAGAATGCAACGACGCTCGAGGAAGCCGTGATTGCATGGAGGTGGGAGTTGCAGGGGGCTGTAGGTGGAGACGTTACCTCCATCTACTTCGATGGAGAGAAGCTCGGTGACGACGAGCACCTTCTGAGAGCCATCGCCCCGTTCGTTCGGGAAGGCTCATGGATTGAGATTGAAGGAGAGGATGAGCGTTGGCGCTGGTGCTTTCACGGCGGCGAGCTCCACACGATTACACCCATTGTGATCTGGCCTGAAGTGGGCCAGGAAGGAGAAGGTAATGACCAAACAACTTGAGGGGCTTGAGATGCCCGAGGGACTGTGCCACTGCGGGAAGGCAGCAGCACAGACAATCGTAAACCTACTGAAGAAGGAGGACTCAACTTACACCGGAGGATGTCGGACCTTCTACTCCCCAAAGGAGTGGGCAGATAGGGGCGAGATGTATGGCCTTGGGTCAGTGCTGATCGTGGTCTACGACGGCGGAGATGTCGGCCCCTACTTCTCGCTTGACCACAGTTACCCGACTTACGCCCAGCACACCAAGATGTTCAAGGCTCTCGACAAGGCGGGCTTCTACCCCGAGGAGGCCTGTACCTGGTACGCCGCTGTGCATGCAAAGGAGGAAGCGTGAGCAACCTATCCCCTGACTGGGGCAACCACTACGGCACCTGCATGGGCTGCGGAGGGAATTACCACGCTAGCGGTACGGAGCAGTGTGACTGTGAAGAGTGTGAGAGATGTGAGGAGATAACAGCGCCTGACAGCCTAGACGAGAAAGGAATATGTGACACCTGTTGGAAGGACTTCGGGACGTGCTGTCCTGGGTGTAAGGAATGGACGCTCGATGCGAGCATGGAAGATGGGGCTTGCCCCAATTGCACTAACACTTTGGAAGGAGAAAGCGATGGGGATCGAAAACGAGAGAGTGCGTGAAGGAATCAGGTCAATCGGCTTGGACCCGGATGACGCGAACCTGAAGGACCGGCTCAGATACACGAAGTCGGCAAGGCTTCGCACAATATTTGGCAAGAACTTCAAGATTCAAAAAGGCGAGGAGGAGGGAGTTCTAACTGCAGTGATGCACCTCTCTCCGTCAATTGAGTCTGGGTTCAACACCTGCCCGTTCGCTACCAGCTGCGCCGATGTCTGCATCAAGACGACTGGTCAGTTGGTGACGGGTATGGCGAGGACTGCTCGAGTGAGTAAGACGCTGTTCTATCACCTCTTCCGAGAGGACTTCATGGAGCAGCTTAGGATGGAACTCCACCAGCACATGTACTTGGCGAAGATCAAGGGCATGAAGCCTGCGGTCAGGCTGAACGGTACGAGTGACATCCTGTGGGAGAGGTCCGGAGTCATCGACGAGTTCCAGGACATCTACTGGTACGACTACACGAAGGTGCCTCTTGAGAAGCGGAGTCCCCCGCCGAACTACCACCTGACGTTCAGTCTCAGCGAGGGCCCGGAGTCTATGGGGAGGGCGGTGCGCTACCTCGAGGCGGGGCACAACGCTGCTGTTGTAGTGCAGACAGCGGCAGGCATGACAAGGACGACTGCGAAGGAGGCGTCCAGGCAGATTGTCGAGGCGGGTGTGTGGAAGGGGTTCCCCGTTGTCTCTGGCGACGAGGACGACATTCGGTTCTGGGATCCACCAGGGCACTGGGTGATTCTGCATGCCAAGGGTCCTGCCACAAAGGACACAACAGGGTTCGTTCAAAGGGTGGCTTTGAGCGATCTATTAACAGAACAAAGGGTTGACAAGACACAACCCTTTGTTGCATAATGATGGCAGTTAATTGTCAACTGAAAGGAGAGAGAAATGGGAGCTGACGTTTTCTTTACAAATGCGAGTGGCAAGACCGCTCAGGATGCTTTCGACGAGGCGGTTCGCCGGGCTCGGCACGACTACGGTCACGCCGGCTACACCGGGAGCATCGCGGAGAAGGATGGGTACGCGATGATCGCCGTGCCAGAGGGAGCGAAGGTGTCGTCGTTCGCAGACAGGCTGATCGACGAGTGCGACCCAAGGGTCGACGACAAGTGGGGTCCTGCCGGATGTATTCACATTGAAACTGACAGCGAATCAGGGATGAAGGATTTCCTGTTCTTTGGTTGGGCATCGAGCTAGTGCCGGCGACCGAGATTATTGGAAGGTTTGATGAGTTGTCTCCGCTAGAGGTTCAGTGCTTCTTGTCGGAGGGTTTTTATGTGACCTACGAAACGGGGGGCAGGGTTGTGTTCATCTTCTGCCCAGGAATGCCCGAGGCGCAGGTTTTTCGCCACGTCAAGAAGCTTGATGGTGGCAAGTTCGCTGTCCGCAAAAGAGCGGCAGCATAGGAAGGAGAGAGAGATGGCAATGCAAAGGTTTGATGAGAAGAATGTTCAAGAGGTTTTGGATGCTTGCAAGGAGGCGCTTGAGCTCGTGGCTGAGGAGTACGGCGTGGTGCTGCAGCGGAAGCACTGCACCTACCAGTACAACGAGGTTCCGATAGCGTTCAAGCTCATCATCCCCGAGAGGGCTGATGATGGTAGCGCAGTTGCTCCCGAGGAGACGGAGTTCCGCAAGTACGCTAGTCGGTTCGGTCTTGATCCAAACTTCTACGGCGAGATGTTCAAGACATACGGCGGGGTCTACCGAGTCTCTGGCATCAAGCCAAAGAGCAGGAAGTACCCCGTGCTTGGAGAGAGGGTCACTGACGGGAAGGTCTTTAAGTTCCAGGCACAAGTTGTTTTGGATGGGATAGGTCGGAAGGAGGGAGCATGAGCAAGAAGAAGGAGTCCAAGAGCGCCTATCTCGCCCAACTAAACGTCTTCAACTACGATCTGACCGTCGTTGGCGAGACAGAGGAAGAGTGCGTCAAGGCGATGCGGAAGGAGTACCTCGCAGCGCGTAAGCGGCGTGGCGGGTATCCCAGAAACGACCAAGGCGAGCCCAGGACATTCCCCGACTACGCGGAGTATGCGGGGATGTCCGTAACAAAGATGCCGCTCGGCCATGTCGAGTGGCTCTAGGAAGGAGAGTGACATGGAGGTTCAGGACCAACCAACGGAAGAGATGTTGAGTGGATGGAGGGAGCGCATAGAGGACACCGACAGGGAGCGGGTCCTTAGAATGGACAAGGCTGACTGGCTTGACGCTGCTGTCGAGTATGCGGTCGAGCTCGGACTCAGCCTTGGGCTCACATATGAAGAGGCGTCCGCCTGGGCGGATAGGCCAGAGTTGTTTGGCTCACTGCTAGACGTAGTGGGTTGGTGGACATTCCACCAGGAAGGAGAGTGAGATGGATTGCTTAATGCTCGCGAAGAAGTTGATCGCCAATCAGATTAGGTTTGCCGATGAGAACGCTCAGTCGGTTGATATGGAGATTGAGGACCTTGAGGTGCGGCTGGCAAACGGCAGCGATCTCCATAGGAGGGAGAGGGACGAGATTGACAGTCGACTGAGTGTCTTAACCCTAAGGAGTTTCTACTGCCGGGGGCGGTCTGAGTCTATCTCCAAGGCGATGGAGATAGTCGAGTCCGCCCTTGTCGCTAGAGCCAGCGAAGAGAGGCGCACAAGCGGCGACGTGCTTGAGGCAATTGAATGGGCAAGGGAGGCCGGCTGGTCTCCAGACGAAGAGGAAGGAGTGAGAGATGCAGTACCAACGAACAATTAACGGCGTCCGTCTTCGGAGGAGCATCCGGAGCACCAAGACCCACGAGTGGGGTGGTGTGATTGAGGGCGTGGGAGTCCGGTTCATCCCAACGGTTGGGTGGCGCAGCAAGAAGCCAATGTACTGGCTCCCATGCAGCCAGGACGGAAGGGCCCTTGCTCCCGGCTTTCATGGGAGAGGCTTCCCTACACTGAAGGCTGCTGTACAGAGGGCTAAGGAAGCGATTCAAGAAGGAGAGAGAACATGAAGAAGGTAAGCGAACTTTATCTGGTGGCGTGTCAGGCAGACACGTTCGCAGAAGCGGTCGACTCGGCCTGTTCGGATGTTATCGCCCTGCTCGGGGAAGAGGGGGAGGCAACCAAGTTCGAGATGGTGTCCATTATTTCGGAGTTCGCCTTGATGGCTAGGTGCCTAAGGCAAACGTCTAGCGCCGCAATCAAGCGGCACAAGGAAGGGGAAGAGAATGAAAACACTTGAACTGTTCGCTGGTGCCGGGGGCATGGCCCTTGGCTTTGGGTCAGAGGGCTTTGAACACGCAGCCCTAGTGGAGATTGATGAGAAGGCATGCAACACCCTGCGAGCTGCGTTCGGAGAGAAGCATGTAATCCAGGGAGACCTGTCTACGATGGACTTCTCTCCCTGGAAGGGCGTTGACGTGCTGACTGGCGGACCTCCCTGCCAGCCATACTCCAACGCAGGGAAGAAGGCCGGGAGGAAGGACGTTCGGGATGGGTTCCCTTGGTTCATACGAGCCATCAAGGAGACTGACCCTCGATACTTCCTGGCGGAGAATGTAGCCGGCTTTGCACAGAAGAGGCACGTCGGCTACCGAGAGGAGATCCTCAAGGAGATGAAGAGCCTTGGGTATGGGGTGAAGTGGGAGCTCCTCAACTGTGCCGATTACGGCGTCCCACAGGCACGTAGAAGGGTTTTCATCATGGGATGGAGGCTAGACCAGCCCGAGCCGTCCTGGCCCTCTAAGACGCACTACGACCCGCGTAAGGCGCCTGGACTCTTTGACGGGGGCGTCCCGTGGGTAACCGCTGGTTCCGCCATTGGCATAAACGGGATGGGTTTCCACCTTGAGACCCTTGGCGGCAACCCAACAAAGAGAGACATGGCCGGTGAAGGGACTGGCTCAAGGCGGAAGGGCGAACCACCATGGACGGACGGTTCAGCTCATACCGTCAAGGGCGATGGCTGGTCTCACCAGTGCCGGCTTGTATCGGAGGTCACCCTAAGAAGACCCGCGCCTAGCGTTGACGAGGAGTGGAAGCGAAAGCACCCGCCGACCAAGATGGACTCTGCTGCAGGGACTGTCCTGGCGAGGCACCACTGCTGCAGCATCAACCTAGTAGACATCCCTGAGAACGTACTTGAGTGGATGGAGTCGGCCGCGCTGACCGTTCACACCGACCCAAGGCTAGGGGCTCGGGGACATCACGACCCGAAGAAGTCATGCTCTCAGCTGATGACGTTCCGGGCGCCGTGGTAGTGGAGGGCTGCGTGGCAGAGCTTTCCTCCCGACTGGCCTTGGCAGGGGAGCCGCACTGCGGTGGATAAACAAATTGGAAATGCCGTTCCGCCGCTGATGGCGAAGCGGCTGGCAGAGCAAATCGCGAAAGCTGGAGGGAAATAAGATGGCAAGAAAAAGACTGATCTCAGACGAGCAAAAGAAGGACTTTATTGACGACTACATGAAGACAGGCAACGCATCAAAGGTTGCCGAGAAGTGGTCTATCTCTTACCAAACGGCGCTTGCGTACCTGAAAAGGTTTGGCGTCGATGCTGCCAAGAAGCAGTTGGGCGAGTACCACCCGAAGCTCGGGCTATGGTCAGACTCAAGGGTGGCCAGGGATATGGGTGTTTCAGAGCAGGCTGTTGGTTCGGCTCGACGGCTTCGTGGCATCGAATCCCCTATGGCAAGGGCGCTTAGGATCATGGAGGAGGGTTGATGGGCGAAGACAGAAACTACAAAGGGGTGCTGAGCGTCAGCATCGACAGGGAAACCGAGGACTTGCTGAACAGGCTGAAGAAGGCGGGGCTGAGAATCAACGTCTCAAGGGTCTGCAGAGACGCGATAAAGCGAGCCGCCCTCGACACGTTCCCCACAGCCCCAAGCGGTGAAGCGATCATAAGCATGGTCTTTCTGGGCGAGAAGGGGGTGGCGCGATGAGGTACTCAGTAGTTCGCTGCGACGAGTGCGGGAGGGACGAGTGGCTCATCTTCCCGAAGCGTTACCCTGACGGGTGGCAGAGAAAGCCTGTGAACGAGAGCGAGACTTGGGACTTGTGCGAGCGCTGCACAGACCTGGCTCTAGCAAAAGAGAGCGCCAGGACGGTAGGAGAGAAGAACCGAGAGACGGTGGCTAACCTCCTTAAGTCCTGGCCTAGGCTCAACGACCAAGAGCTCGCTATCGAAGCGCTTCGCTGGGGCATACAAATCTCAGGCGAGACTGTGCGTCGGCACAGGATAGCTCTCGGAATACCGAGGGCTAGTGTTCGGAGGCGCGGCCTTGCCGAGGAGGTGACCCTTCGCCCCATTGATGCGTAGGGTCCTTAAACCAACCGGAGCCGGGTGACCAGAAAGACATGCCGGTTCCGGTTGGGCCGTGCCTATTGGCTCTGACGATCAGCTCAACCTGAGAAGGTCTTGGGAAGCGCTCGTTGTAGTAGACCTCTCGATACACAAACACAACAGCGTCAGCGTCCTGCTCGACACGTCCTGAGCCGCGAATGTCGCTCATCAAAGGACGCTTGTCAGTTCGGTCCTCGCACTTCCTGTTCACCTGAACGAGAAGAAGGATGGGTATCTCGAGTTCCTCAGCGAGGCCCTTGAAGGTCTTGCTGGCCCTACCAATCTCTTCCTCCTCTGAGCGAGCTCCGTCCATCTCAAGCAACTGCAGGTAGTCGACCGCAGCTGCTCCGATGTCGAACTTCCTTTTGGCTTGCCTGATGCTGGCGCAGACCTTGCGAACCGTTCGGGCCTTGTAGTCAAACATTAGGGGCACACCCTGCCATCCCTTGATGGTCTCCTCGAACCCAAGGGCGAACTTTGTGGAGTCCCTTGTCCGGATGTCCATGGTTGAGCTCAGTATCCTTCTGGCTAGAGCGTCTTTGCCCATCTCAGCTGAGCAGAACAATGCCGGCCCGCTCTTCCTCGCTATGTTTGCCATAAGAGAGACGGCGAGTTGGGTCTTACCCATCTTCGGCCTTCCCCCGATAACAATGAGGTGCCCTGGGCCCGCGAGGACAAAGCGGTCGAGGGCAAACAGGTCCCACTTGAGCTCTGTGTCCTTTGACTCTCCCGAGAGAACCATGGCGCGCTTGTTAGACCATTCCCTGATGATGTCTTCTACCGACTCGGGCTTTTCTTGAATGCCCATGTCTTTAGACGACTCGTTGAGTGCATTCTCCATGATTACCTGAAGGTGGTCTGCCCGATGCTCATCGTCGGCTGCCGCCTGGAGGACTTCTTTCGCGGCAAGCACCATGCGAGCCCTCCTGTTTGCTTCAAGGATGTTCTCCACGTACTGAGGGAGCAAGGCTAGTGACCCGCAAGAGCTACTAAGGCTGGTTAGGAACGACAGCCCTCCGCAAGACTTAACGTCCCTTGGGTACCGCTCCGCTATAAAGCCCACCTCTGGGGGCCTGCCAGAGTCAACCTCAGCTGAGACCAATTCCCACACCTTGCGGTGGCTTGGTATGGAGAAGTGTTCTGCTGTTATCCCCAGCCCAACCGCTTCGTGAACTGCGTCACTTCCTGCGATGAACACTGCCCCCAGTACAGCTCTCTCTGAATGCTCCGAACTACCAATACTCACATCGACTCCCTTGATACCAACCAATTGATTACTTTTGCTTCTACTTCTGGCGACGGCTGAGCAAGTCCATACTCACCCATGTAGTGGATTAGCGAGCCTGGAGACATCTCGGCTCCGTACTGCTTCGCTTCGTCCCTATACCGAAGCGCTGCTTTCGCGTTGTGTTCGAGCCATCCCTCTAGGGAGGAGGCCATTCCTGCCCATTCAAGGGCGGATTCAATCCTTCCTGGCAGCTTTGTCGACGCCAGGATGTTGTTCAGTTTGTCGTGCCCTTTGCTTCTTTGGAACGAGTAAGCCTGGGACTCCTTAGCCCAGCGCACAGTCAGGCAAAGGTCGTCTGTGGAGTGTTCCTCTAAGGCCTTCTCGATGAGGACGCGCCAGCTTTCTGTTGGCTCTGTCCTGCTTCTAGGGTGATACCTCCTGTACATGTTCCAGACTCTGGAGATTGGATCTCCTGCCTCTAGTACAGACTTATTGTTCTTCCCTACCTCCATACCTCCCTCTTCCCCTTTCCCATTTCCATCCTTCCCATTTCCATACCTCCATACTTCCAAGGGTGATTTTGTTGAACATGGTGTCAGACATTGTTCGACATCGTGTTCAACAAAAGTTGTCAAAGTTTTTTCTGCAGGCTCAGGGGCCGTTGAGGGTTTTTCAGAATTAGGAACTCTCTGGTGCTTGGTGAAGTTCAGCACATCCACGTAGCGCTTCTCTCCGGCACGGTAGACCTGAACGCATCCAATGCCCCGAAGCTCCTCTGCCAGTTCATGGACAGATAGTTCTGGCTCATATGGGAAGGCGTGTGCATGTACCTGCATAGGAAGCCAGCGGAACCTTCCCTTTCTATCCGCCAACTGCAGCATCGCCACGAAGAGGAGACGCGCATGTGGAGAACACGATGCCAGTCCCTCGTGGTGAAACAACTCAGGTTTCACCGACCTGATTCTTGCCATAACTTCCCCCTAGCCGGGACGAGTACTGTCCCGCCTGTGTGGTGAACTAATTCCCTGCCGACCGGACGGTAGCGAGCTCCTCGCCAGTCAACCAGTCATCTGTCTTAACGAGGCCTCCAGTGGCCTCTTCAATAACTCGAGCCGCCGCTAAGCCTGGGCGACGGTTCCCCTGCAACCAGGAGTCGAGCGTTGGCAAGCCCACCGAAAGCCTTTCAGCTGCCTGTTTTCTGTTTATTCCTTCGCGGCTTTGCCACTCGCGAAGGAGCCTTGTTCCATTGAGATTCATGACGTTCATTCACACCTCCAAAGAAGGGAGCATACATACCTTACTAATGTATTACAACCAGTTGACCTAATTATTCTGCACATGTATTATCTTGACGGCTCTCTAGGAAGGAGACCCGCCATGAAAGAGGCGATTTGTTGCGAGTTTTGTGATCACACAGCGGTGTCCATTCGCCTGAATGGAACCTTTACCTGCGAATACTGCGGGGCTGATCACCTGCTCGCTGAAGGATGGGAGAGTTTGTATGACAAAGAGAGCAATCACGCAATCGGAAATGGTTACGTTCAGCCGGTGCGAGCAGCTGCACAGGTTCAAGTACCTAGAGTTGCTGCGCCCCATGATTCAGGGAACAAACCTGGAGATGGGAACAGCAATCCACCTGGGCCTAGAAAGGAAGAGTCCAGAGGCGGCGAGCAACCACATCGAGGAGAACTCAAAGGCGCTTATTCTTCGTGAAGACGTAGAGCGAGCTCAGGTCTCGGCAGGAATCGCTGAGATTATGGTTCGCGGAGCGCTTGAGAGGTGGAGCGACTGGCCCGATCAGGCAGAGGTTAAGTTTCACCTGCCATTCAGGAACCCAGCAACGGGGAGGTCGTCGAGGACCCACGCCTACTCAGGGATGATGGATGGGCTGAGTCACGATGCAGTGTGGGAGTACAAGAGCTCAAGCCGGGTAGACGCAAGCTACATA